CTGATCTGCGTCCAGCTCACGCGGCCAGCCGCGAGCTGGGGATAATACCCCACCGCGTAGCGCCCGTAGCCATTCGTCAGCATGGCTTGCTCCTCATCCCAGGCCCACGCCTCCAACGCCTCTTCTGCGTCATCAAAGAGCAGCGGGGCAGCATACTGCCCGCGTGGTTCGACCATATCGATCTCGTACTGCCGATACACCGCCCGCCAGGTCGAGCCGCACGCGAAGCAGGACAGCGCCACATGGACGGCCAGGCCGGGGGCGGTCTCCACGGCGTCTTCGAGGACGCGGGGATGGGTACAGACGGGGCATACCATCGGGATCTCCTTGTGTGAGTGGGTGGCTGCGTCATCGCAACCGCTATACTAATATTTTATCCTATTCAAAATGGATAGTCAATCCATTTTGCTAACTTTCTTCGCTCTGCGCTGTAAAATCACATTCCTCACCAGTTTCTCAAGGCGTTGCGTGATCGGGACATCGCCGCGTTCCAGCCGAGAGATGTAATTAGCCGTATAGCCCAACAATTCCCCCATCTGGTGTTGTGTCAGATCGTGGTCTTTGCGTATCTGGCGTAATTCTCCTGGTGTCATGGCTCGCCTTTCCTCTCCAAAATGGATATAATATTGTAAGTATACATTTTGGCGTGTTATCATACAAGGAGAAGACTGGTGTCAAAGACAGGAGGGACGCTCTACGCGATGAGGGCAGAAGGCACTTCGTTGGTCAAAATTGGTTTTACTACAAGGCCAGTACAAGAGCGTCTCAAGCTTTTGCAGACAGGCCAACCCTTCCCGTCAACGCCAACGCAAGGAGGACACCCATGGACAGCCATGAGTATGACGCCATTCTCCGCAGCCTGGCTGCCACGATGGCGCAGCACGACGTGATCAATGACGATATGCGCGCCTTTATGGCCCAGCAAACCGTGATGAATGCCACCATGCAAACCTTCATGCTGCGGGTCGAGACCACTTTTGCGCGGGTGGAGACGACGCTTGCCAAGGTAGACACCACGCTCCAGGCCGCCACGCGCGTGCTCGAAGGCCTCCTGCCACGCCAGGCGAACGGCCACCCAACCCCCTAGGAGGACGCTATGCCCCCCCTCGCACTTCCCTTGTGGGCGATGGTGCTGCTCATTGGTATGCCGTGTGCCACGCTCCTGAGCACGGTGGCGCTCTGGTGGCATGGCCTGCGGACCCTCGCGCGATACCACCAGGAGACGAGCAAGGCCCTCAGTGACATCACGGCGATTGCCCAGACCATCACGGCGCAAAACCGCGACGTACTGCGCCGCCTGGAGGAGATGGGACCCTAGGAGCATCAGGGCGCGGACGGGATCTCGTGGATCTCTGAGATCCACCGTGCTACCCTTCCCGCATGAAAACCAGCGACCCGAAACCCGGTCCCATGCCGCACGGGTACGTGGACATCCACATCGATCTTCCCCGCTTCTTGCGCGACTGGGCGAAGCGCCAGCCCGAAGGCGTCTCGGCGCTGGTGCGGCGCCTGCTCACGGCGGAGCAGCAGCGGCGCACGCGGCGGCACGCGGACGCCAGCCCTTGACAGGCGGCGGGGGCGGGTGGCATGCTCCCTGGGCGTGCCAGGCGGGTGGCGCCTGTGTTCTCAAGGGCACAGGCGCGTGCGGCGTGAGACACATGGAATGAGACAGTGGCAAATCGTCGGCCGCGGACCGCGACACATGACCCTGCGCCCGTGATGGCGCATCGCCAGCGCCTGGTCGCCCAGTTGCGTGTCCAGGGCTATAGTATTCGCGACATCACCCAGGCCCTGGAGGAGCACAAGGAAGTCAATCCGGCGACGGGCCAACCCTGGGGCCAGGCGACTGTCGCGCGCGACGTCACGCTCCTGCTCGCCGATTGGAAACGCGACGCGGCGCGGGACACCGCCAGCCATCAGGCGCAGCACCTCGCCGACCTGCGGGCGGTGCGCAAGGCCGCGTGGGGGGCCGGGGAATGGGGCGCCATTTTGCGCGCGCTCAAACAAGAAAGTGAGCTGCTCGGGCTCAACGCCCCGCAGAAAGTCGCCCCCACGACACCGGCCGGCGACAAGCCCTGGCAGCCGGACACCACAGGGGCCACCGATGCCTTCCTCCACGAAGTCGCGACCCTCCTCGCCCAGTTCGGCGGCGCTGGCACGGACGAGGCTCTTCCAGGGTCTCCGGCTCAATCGCTATCTGCCCTACTTCCCGACGCCGAAACAGGCCGCGTTTCTCCTCCTCCCGCATCGTGAAGCCCTGTTTGGCGGCGCGGCCGGTGGGGGCAAGTCGATTGCCCTGCTCATGGGTGCCCTGCAGTACGTCGATGTCCCAGGGTACGCGGCGCTCCTGCTGCGGCGGCACTACACGGATCTCGCCCTGCCGGGCGCGCTGATGGACGTCGCGCACGGGTGGCTCGACACGACGGAGGCGCACTGGAACGGCGCCGACCACACGTGGACCTTCCCCACCCGCGGCCGTCCTGCCACCCTCTCGTTTGGCTACCTGGCCACCGTGAATGACCAGTATCGGTACCAGAGCGCGCAACTCCAATTCGTCGGCTTCGACGAGCTGAGCCAGTTCCGGGAGTCGCAGTACCGCTACCTCTTCTCGCGTCTCAGGCGGCCGCTCGGTCTGCCCGTGCCGTTGCGCATGCGGAGCGCCAGCAACCCCGGCGGGACCGGCCACGGGTGGGTCAAGCAGCGCTTTCTCACCGAAGGCCTGCCCGAGGGCCGCCCCTTCCTGCCCTCGCGGCTGGCGGACAATCCACACCTCGACCAAACGGCGTACATCGCCACCCTGGCCTACCTCGATCCGCTGACGCGCCAGCAGCTCCTCGAGGGCAACTGGGACGCCGAGGTGGAAGGCGAGCTGTTTCGCCGGGAGTGGTTTCAGGTGGTCGAGCATGGTCCGCGCGAGGGCCGTGTGGTACGCTATTGGGACCTGGCGGCGACGGCGCCGCGGCCGGGTGCCACCGACCCCGACTGGACCGTCGGCGGCAAGGTCCGTGCGCAGCGTGGCCAGTATTGGGTGCTCGATGTGCGGCGTATTCGCACCACCCCGAAGGGCGTGGACGACCTGGTGGCGCAGACGGCGAAGGAGGACGGTCCTGGCGTCGAGATTCATATCGAACAGGAAGGCGGTGCCAGTGGCAAGCTGGTGATCGACCGTTTTCAGCGCGCCGTGTTACCAGGCTATACGGTGTATGGGCATCCACCCTCGGGCGACAAGGTCACGCGCGCGCGGCCCGCGTCGAGTGCCGCCGAAGCCGGGAATGTGGTGCTGGTCCGTGGGCCATGGATCACACCATTCCTCGATGAGCTTGGGTTGTTTCCCTACGGCGATCACGACGATCAGGTCGATATGCTCTCGGGCGCCGTGGCAGTACTGACCCAGGAGCCGCGCCGTATCCGCGCCTGGTGAGGAGGTCTCATGCGACTCAGGCAGACCCACACGTACGTGATCGTGCCGCTCAGTCCGGCCGCCTACCGCGAGATCCGCGCCACGCTTCTTGATGCCGGGTACCGCCACGCCTGCCTTGCCGTGGGCACCCCCGAGGAAGTGATCGACATGCACGGCCTGGCGGTGCAGCGCGTGCCAGAGGAGGAAGGGGACGATGGCTGACACGAACGGTCATACCCCCACGCCCGGGCTGCTGCGCCAGTTCGCCGCGGCAACGTCCCGCACGCTGCGCGAGGCCCTGGCGCCCTGGCAGTTCGCGCCAGGCCGCCGCAACCTCGCGCATATCCTCGGCTATAAGCCTGAACTCACCTACGCCGATTACAAAGCGTGCTACGAACGCCGCGACCTGGCGCATCGCTTGATCCGCGCCTACCCCGAGGCGACGTGGAGCCAGCCGCCGACGGTGCAGGAAGACGATCAGGAGGCCGTGGAGACGCCGTTCGAGGTCGCCTGGCAATCGCTCGTCATGCGCCTGGGCGTCTACGCCAGGCTGGTGCGCACCGACGTGCTCGCCAACCTGGGCCAATACAGCGTGCTGCTCCTCGGCCTCCGCGGGCAGCCCGATCTGGCGGCGCCGGCGCGGCCGGTGCGCAGTCCGGACGATGTGCTGTTTTTGGCGCCGTACAGTGAGGAGTTTGCCGAGATTGAACAGTTCGAGACCAACCCGGCGTCGCCGCTGTTTGGCCAGCCGTCGCTGTACAAAGTCAATTTCAACCGCAGTACCACGTCCTCCAGCCGCACGCTGCCGCGCAAGATCGGGTTCGTGCACGGCAGCCGCGTGCTGCACGTCGCCGAAGACTGCCTCGACGATGACGTGTACGGCATTCCACGCCTGAAGCCGGTCTTTGACCGTCTCGATGACTTGCTCAAGGTCGTTGGTGGATCGGCAGAGTTTTTCTTTCGCGGGGCGCAACGGTTGATTGGGTTAGAGGGGCTCCCCGATTACCAGTTGCAGCCCGCAGATGAGGCGGCCTTCAAAACGTCTATCGACGAGTTTCAGCATCAGTTGAAAGATTACATCCGGGTCGAAGGGGCCACCATCAAAGAACTCAGTGGCACGGCGTCGAGCCCGCGCGATCATTTCGACGTGCTCATTGACCTGATCGCAGGGACAACGGGCATTCCCAAGCGCATCCTGACGGGCAGCGAAAGAGGTGAATTAGCGAGCAGTCAGGACGAACAGGCCTGGTTGCAAAGGATTAATCGGCGCCAGCAGACGTTTGCCGAGACGGGCCTGCTGCGGCCGCTGATCGATCGCCTGCTCCTGCTGGGCGCCTTGCCACCGCCGGCGCAACCGTACACGGTCGCGTGGGAGAATTTGTTCGCCTTGTCAGAAGAAAAGCAAGCGGTCGTCGCGAAGGACATCGCCACTGCAGCGAATACGCTGTCGCCGGGTATGGCGGAGCGGGTCATCCCGATCCCAGAATATCGTGAAAAGTATCTCGGCTTGCCGCCGGAGCCGGATGTGGAGACGGTGGACGTGAACCCAGGGGAGGACCTCTAGCCCATGCCGCTCACCATCCTCGTCGCCGCCAGACCCGCCCAGCGCCGTTTTGTCGAGACGCCGTCGCGCGTCGAAGCCTGGCAGCTCCTGCACCGCGAAGCCGACCGTGCCTATCCGCAGCTCCGGGAACTCTGGCAGGTGGTGTTCAGCGACTATCGTGACGCCGTGGACACGGACGCCATGCGTGACGCGTTGCGCCGCCGGAGCATCCTCGACGTCGAGCGGCTCCTCGCGCCGGCCTGGCAGGAGGTGAGCAGCGAGGCCCGGCTGCCGTTGCAAGCGCTCCTGCGCGAGACCGCACAGCGCAGCGCGGAGGCCGTCCTGCCCGCCACTGAGGCGGCGCTCGGGGCCGAGATCGCCGTGCAGTTTGGCGTCGTCGTGCCGCAAGCGCTCACCGCCATCGAGACCTACGTCGGGACACAGATCGTCAGCATTGGCGAGACGACGCTGCAGAGCGTACGCGCGGTGATCCGGAGCGGCTTTGCGCAAGGCCGCAGCATGACCCAGATGATGCGCGACCTGGAAGCCTTCGTCGGCCTCACGCCGCGCCAGACACAGGCCCTAGAGACCCTGCGCCAACGCCTCCTTGACGCCGGCCAGACGCGGGCCCAGGCGCAGGCGCAGGTGGCGCGGGCGGCGCGGCGGGCGCTCCAGTTGCGGGTGGAGAGTATCGCACGGACGGAATCGATCTACGCGAGCCTGGAAGGCCAGCAGCAACTGTGGCAGGAAGCGCAGCGCCAGGGGACGCTCGATCCGGAGCGCTTTCGCCGGACATGGCTCGTGACGCCGGACGATCGACTGTGCCTGACCACCTGCGCGCCGATTCCCGGCATGAACCAGAACGGCGTGCGCCTGGGGGAGCCGTTCCAGACGCCGGTGGGACCGGTGATGCATCCACCAGCACATCCGATGTGCCGCTGTGCGGTCAATGGGAGGGTCATAGATGCCTGACAGTGCGCTCTCGCTTCTGGCCATCTTGCAACGCCATGGCGTGACGCGTGAGGTACTTGAATTCTGGGTGCACGTCCTGGAAAGCCGCACCAACGGGTCCGTGACGTTCCACCACAACGGGCAGGGCTATCTGGGGAAGTGCGAACTGCGGCTCGCGGGGCAGGCCGTCGAGATGGACAGCAGTTTACGTTTGACAAATCTGTTGACGTCGCCGATACTTCGCCAAAATTGTCGCTCCTCTTAGGAGTGGACGCGCCTCTGGAACGCACTAAGCGCCACTGTCCCAGATGATCTCTGGGAGGTGGCGCTTTTTTTGTTGGAGCACGGCATGCCCTGGGTCCCCGCCGACGCGCACCGCCACAAGCGCGGCCTTAGCGCTCGGCAAGCCCGGCAGTGGGCGCGCGTGGCCAACTCTGTTCTTGCCAGATGTCTTGCTGATGGCGGTTCGCAAGCGCCATGCGAAGCACGAGCTATGCGCGGCGCGAACTCTGCCGTAGGAGACCCGGAATTGTCCACACAACGGCGTCTCACCATCCAAACCGCCCTGACGGTCCCGCCTGCTCGTCTCACGCTCAACAACCGCGATTACCTCACCGCGCCGGCTGTGCTGATTGTCCAAGGGGTGCTCAACGGCGGCTATATCGACGCCAGTGAACTGCATCCGACGGATTGGAATAACGTCCCGGTCGTGATCAATCATCCGCTCGACAGCCAGGGCGCACCCATGAGCGCGCGCACGCCCGAGGTCCTCGCGACGTCTGGCGTCGGGCATCTCTATCATGCGCGCCTCGGCACAGGGTCGCGCCAGGGGCATCCGGTGACCAGCTTACAAGCCGAGCTATGGCTTGACATTGCGCACGTGCAGACGGTCGGTGGCGAAGCCGTGCAGGCGATGGCGATGCTCGAAGCGCAGACGCCTTTAGAGCTGTCGACCGGCTTTTACTCGCAGGCCGAAGCGACACACGGACAGTTTTATGGCGTGCCGTATGAGGAAGTGCACCGCGACCTGCGGCCTGACCATCTCGCCCTCTTACCCAACGGCGTCGGCGCCTGCGACTGGCAGAGCGGCTGCGGCTCGCCGCGCCTGCATCAGCACTGCCCCTGCCATGAGGAGACGTCTATGGAGCATCCCCCCGCGCGCGGCTGGCGCGGCTTTGTCTCGACGCTCAAGACCTTCGTGCATCACGCCGAGGAAGGTCTGGCAATCAACCAGACGGATGCCGATACGCGCGAAGCGCTCTACGGCGCCCTGGCGCGCGAGATGGGCGTGGACGTCACGCCGATCTTTCTCGATGCGCTCGATATGGAAGCGCAGACGTTTACCTATCGTCAAGGGGAGCGCTTGCTGCAGCGGTCCTGGACGGAGGAAGGCGGCCAGATCATGCTCACGGCCGATACGCGCGACGTGCAGCGGGATACCCGGTATATCCCCGTGACGCAAGAACAGGAGGATTCTATGCCCCCGAGTGCGGCAGTCAACGCGCGGGTGACTGCGCTGATTACCAATGACCAGACCCCATGGGGCGAAGCGGACCGGCCCCAGCTCGAGGCCATGACGGAAGCGCAGCTCCAGCGCTTCGAGCCGACGCCACCAGCGGCGGCGCCCGCCACATTTGACGAAGCGATTGCGACCCTCCCGGCGCATCTGCGGGCGTCCGTCGGGCAGATGGCGCGCGAGCATGACACGCGCAAGCAGGCCGCCATCACGGCGCTCGTCGCCGCCAAATATCCCCTCAGCGAGACGCGGCTGACGGCACTCGATCTGGACGAACTGGAGCGGCTCGCGGCCCTGACCGCAGATCCAGGCACCTCCTACGCCGGCCAGGGACTCCCCCATGTGCGACCGCAGGACGGCGGCGAGGAGAGCTGGCAGCCGTTGTCCATCCTCACGAAGAAGGAGGAGCGCCGTGGCCAATGAGCAGATCATGCGCTGGGGGCCCTGCACCCAGGCCCATGCCACCGCCCAGGCGGCCATCACGCCTGGCGACCTGATTGAAATCATCCCCACCGCCGGGGCCGACAACGGCAAAGTGCGTCCGCACAGCACGGCGGCGGCGCGGGCGGCGCCGCTCTTTGCCGACGGCAACTGGCAATTCGGCAAAGGCCAGGACGATGCCTACGCCGCCGGGGAGACGGTGCCGACCCTGGCGCCCAGCGCGGGGGCGCGCATCTATGCCAGATGTGCCTCGGGCACGGCGATCACCGTCGGCACGGCGCTTGAATCGGCTGGGGCAGGCCTGCTCCGCGCCGCCACCACCGGCGTCCCCGTCGCGGAAGCGATGGAGGCGGAACTCGCCACGGGCGACCCGACGCCAGGCCGGATACTCGTGCGCATCGTGGCGCAATAGAAAGGGCTCTGATGACCGTTGCTCTCGAAACCCAGGCCCTGCGCGGCGGGCCACCGGCGTCGATTCTCTCGCCCGCGGGCATTGCCCACTTGCGCGTGCAGGCCGCCCGGCAGCGCCAGGCGCAGCTCTATACGCATGCCACGCTGCTGCGCGAGCAGTGGCTCGAAATCGACAATCTCTGGCTGCGCGTGGCGGATCAGTACATGGGCGCCGTGCTCGATCTCACCAGCCGGGGACTGACGCAGACGATTCCCTCGCTCGGCGTGGCCGCCTCCCAGTATGCGGCCATCGGGCGCATGGAACCCGCGCTGACCGACATGCGCGCCTCGGCCGCGGGCAACAACCAGCGCTTGACGGTGACGCCGCATCTCATTCCGCTCCCGTTCGCGTTTGAGGATTATGAATTCGACATCACCGAACTCGAAGCCGTGCAGCGTTTAGGAGGCACGCTCGATACGGCCTACGCGGAAGAAGCCATGCGCAGCGTCTCGGAGACGTTCGAGTCGTGGCTGGTGAACGGGGCGTCCGCCTTTCAGGTCGATGGCAACACGATCTATGGCTACCGCACGCATCCGAACCGCGTCATCGGTGCAGGCACCTCGTGGGCGACCGCCGACAATATCTATCCGACCGTGCTCAAGATGTACACGGATATGCTCACGCTGCGGCGTCCAGGCCCGTACGGGCTCTATATGAACGTGCTGCAATTTGGCCAGATGCACGCCGAAGAAGGCGTCGACCGGGCCTGGAACGTGTACCGGCGCATTGTCGAGTCGTTTCCGCAGATCGTCTCGATCAAACCATCGTTCGCCGTGCCTGCGGGCGAACTCCTGCTCGTCGAGCTGCAACGGCGCACCGTTGATGTGGCGGTGAAAATGGACCCGGCCAACGTGCCGTGGGAAATCATGGGCGGGCTGGCGCAGCACGTGCGCGTCATCGGGTCCCTGGTGCCCCGCATCAAGGCGGATGGCGAGAACAAGGTGGGCCTTGTGCACTATACGGGCGTGGCCTAAAGAAAGGGTTGCTATGGCTGAGACCATTGGGCCGCATCGCTTGCTGTCTCCCATCTCGCGCGTCGAGCCCGACGCGGAAGGCAAGCCACAGACGAAGCAGTACCAGGCGGGCGACGTGATTACGCCCACGGAGGCCGAGCTGGCGGCGTTTGGCGACCGCCTGGAGCCGGCGCCCGACGCGGCCGCGCCGGCACCCGACGAACCGACGACGCGCTCGCGGCGCTAGGTCCTGCGGACGGCTGGATAGAGCGCGCCAGTTTGGCGCGAATGGTGGTTGCAGCAGGCATCTCGACCTCTGTGCGTTCGAAGGAGAGTGGAGCCAAAAATGCCGCAACGGGTGAGCGACGCGGACGTGAAGGCCATTTTCCCGACGGCCATGAACACGCAGCCGTTTATCACCACGGCGAGCGTGTACGTGGACACGTACCTGGCCGGTACCGGCACGCCGGAAGGCGTGCTGCGGGAAATTGAGCTGTACCTGGCGGCGCACTTCGCCTGCTGTGCCGACCCGCGTGCGACGGACATCGGCGACGGCGATACGCGCGTACGCCTGCAACGTGGGCAGGACGGCACGGGCTTGGCCTCGACGCAGTACGGGCAGGCGGCGCTGGCGCTCGACGGCACCGGGACGCTGCGAGCGCTGGGCACGCGCAAGCGGACGGTGATCACGCTCTATTGAGGAGTGCGAGATGTTGTCACAAGCCGTGATGGACCAGCTCGGTCGCCACGCGGTGCAGATGTACGGCGCGCTCATGGAGCCGCTCACGTATCGCCACCGCAGCGCGCCGAACGCCACACCGGTCGTGTATCCGAACGTGTGTGCGCGGCTCAAGCACTTTCGGGCAGGCGAGATCGACCTGGAGCAGATCCTGCGCAACGATCTGGAATGCCGCCTCCAGACGTGTCTCGTGACCTGGACGCCGACGCGCTATGACGACTTCGACCGGGAGGATGGCACGACCTGGCAGGTGCTGAACATCGCCTTGGGGAAGGGGCATCCGTGGTACAAGCTGCAAGTGAGGCAGGTAGGGTAGTGCTATGTGGGATGATCGCAACTTTGGCCGTGATGATGGTATCCGCTGCGAGTGTGGCGGCAAAACCTACCTCGTCGATGATCAGGGGCATGGACTGATCAGCTATCAGTGTGAGCGGTGTGAGGAGCCTGTACAGATCCAATACGACTGGGATGACGAGAGCGACGAGGACGAGGCGTGTTGGGAGATGCCTGACGACGATTGGAGACCCGCTCATGGCTGACAATCGTCCTCCGTTCCCGAATGTCCAGACAGACATCACGGATCTCCAGCGCCGCATGGACGAGCAGGCGAAACATTTCCATACCGTGCGGCAAGCCTTCCAGGCCAGGATCGAGACGCTCGAAGCCGAGCTGAAAGCGCTGAAGGCCCTCGTCGAGCGCCAGGCGCGTCACGAGACAGGAGCCCCACGTGGCTGAACCCTTCATCACGTACAAGCTGACCGTGCCGCCGATTCCCTTGCTCAACCCCGAGCAGAGCCGGGCCATTCTCTTTCGTGAGGCCAGCGCCGCCGTGCAGACGATCGTGGAGGATATCGCGAAAGAGGCGCGCAGCCGCACCCCCGTGGGCGTCAGCGGCCTGCTGCGGGCCTCGATTTACACCGATGTGACGACGGGCACGTCGCTCAGCGCCGCCATCCGGGGGACCGTGTTCACCGGAGCCCAGGTGCCCTACGCGCGGTACGTCGAAGAAGGCACGGCGCCGCACTGGGCGCCCATCGGGCCGCTGCTCCTGTGGGCGCGGCGGGTGCTGGGCGACGAACGGGCGGCCTACCGCGTGCAGCGGGCGATCGCCCGGCGGGGCACACGGGGGCGGCATATGTTTCGCGATGCCATGACCGCCGTGAGACCGCAGATGCAGGGGATACTCCAGCAGGCGATGGCGCGGGCGGCCAGGATGCTCCAGGGAGGGCGTTAGGGGCTGGTGCGCCGGAGCAGTTCAGCGGTCTGCGCGACGATGGCCTGTGACGTCGCCTGCATGGCGGCGAGGGCGGTCCGGGTTTCGTCATGGCGCCTGTCGAGACGGACAGAAAGTCGCCACCAGACGAAACAGAGGCCGCTGAGATAGACGAGCGCGGCGCCGACCGTCCAGGTATAGGTAATTTGCTGGTTCTGGGCAATCGTGTTGAGCGAGGCGAGTAGTTGCGGGTCCATACGACATCTCCTCTATGATGTGTGGCGGACCAGGCGTCAGAGTAGAGGCTCCGACCTTGCGAGGGTTAGCTAGACCCTACCCGGCCAGGAGCCAATGTAGCACGATGCTACAGAGAAAGTATACCTCGTATATTGTGACCTATGCTAGGAATGTCGCTATGCATCTACGCTGCTTTGTGGGTCTGGCATCCGTGCTCGATATCCTCGCCGAACCGCAGGATCTGCCACGCGTAGGGGAATCGTGCATCCTGCCCGTGCCGGACGGACCGCAGCGCTTTCGCGTCGAAGGCCTCCTGCGCACGTACAGCTTTGCCCGTGCGCTCGCAGGGATCGATAGGCTCGATCTCGAGACCGTGCATCTCATGCTGGTGCCGGAAGCAGGTGGAGAGCCGCATGCCGCTCAGTGACATTCTGACCGCCCTCCTGACGCCGCTTCAGGCCATCTCCGACATCGGCCACGTCTACCCCTACGACCGCATTGCCCTTGACCCGACGGCCCTGAACGGCACCGTGGGGCCGCTCAGCACGCTGCGCTTCTGGTGCCTATCGCGGGCGGCGACGCAGGAAGTCTGGCGCGGCAATGCCAGCGTCGAGCGTCTGCACCGGCTGCGGCTGCGAGGGTATCTGGCGCTGGACGACCCGCAGGCCTCAGAACGCATGTATCAGGACCTGCTTGATGAGGTCCTCACCACGCTGAGTGACGTCATCACCGTGCCAGGGAGTGCGGAGTACCTCACGGCGCCGCTTCTGGAGCGTCAGGAAGCCCGCATGCTGGCCGAGACGGTGCCCGTGCACTTCAGCGAGACGTTCGTGGTGGCGTCTGAGTATCTCAGTGTCACGCCTGTGGACGTGCCAGGTGGGACCATTGAGGACTACCGCGACCTGGCAGATTGGCTCACGGCGCAGCTCCTGACCATCCCCGCCATCGGCACCGTGCACCCCTATGAGCGGCTGACGGTGGAGCCGGATCTCGCGCCGGCGGTGTTCGGCAACCCACAGGCCATCCGGGCCTGGACGCTGACGCGGGAAAGCGTGCAGAACGACCGCAACCCTGGCCTGGAACACCGCGGGCAAGAGCGGCTGGTGCTGCGGGGCTATCTTAGCGTGGATGACAGCCAGGCGAGTGAGCTGGTGATGCAGGACCTGCTTGAACAGATCGCTGCGCTGCTGCGGCCGTCGCATACGGTGGGGACGTTTGACCGGGTGGGGCCGCTGCAGATCGAACAGGTGGCACACAGCATGGTCGGGCAGACGCACCTGTGTCATGTCGCGCAATGCGCGCTGCCGGTGGAGGCGTGGGCGCTGGCGTTGAGCGCATAATCACAAGGAGATTCACCTATGGCCGTACCGCCGAGCATCACCTCTATCGGTTACTTAACCCGTATCGGCGTGGGCGAGCAGGCGGCCATCGGCACGCCTATCCTCACCACGCAAGTGCTCCCGAGCGTCAGCGAGTCGCTCAACGACGTCTATGCCGAAATCCCTGACGAGTCGTTGCAGGGCAGCCCCATCGTCGATACTCCTGAGCAAGGAAACTTCAGTGCGACTGGTGACATGCTTGTCCCGATGCGCTATCTCAACGAGTTCGTGTTGCTGAAGCATTTCTTTGGGCAGTTTGCCACGGGGCGCTACGATCTCCTGCCATCGATTCAAGGCAAAGCCCTGACCGTCAGCATCGACAAGCAAGTGCAAGGCGTCTGGGACTATACCGATACGAAAGCGACCCAGATCGTCTGGACGAGTAACGCGGATGGCGTCAATCTCCAAACGTCCATGATTCCTGGCGCGCTGACGCTGAACTCGACGCTCAACACGCATGCCCACCTGGTCGGGCTGCTGCAAGATGCCAAGCGCGTGCTGCATCACCATCTGCGCTTGCTGGTCGGCACGCAGGATCACGCGCTGACGCATCCCGCCGACGATCTCTGCCTCAGTGAATTGACCCTTACTCTTAGTAGACCTATGGCAATAGACTACACGAACTGCGCCCAGACGCCCATGGAGCCGATTGAGAACGCCTTCTTGTCCTTTCGTCTGGCAATGACGTTCCCACGATTCCGCACGGAAGAGGAGCAAATCATCACCTGGCGCAAGAACTATACGCGCTTGCAGGCGAGCCTGGTCTATACACATCCGGTCACGGGCGACACCAAGACGATCATCATTCCGAACCTGGTCTTTGTGACAGCGACCGCGCCAACGGCGGGCCCTGGCCCGCGCGTGCTCACGACCGAAGCGGCGATCTCGCAGGGCAAGGACGTGACCACGAGCGCGCAAATCGCCATCACCGCTACGGGGAATGCGCTCGCGATCACCGGGGGCACGTTCCCCTTTGTGGCGGCCGGGGCGCAAGTCACGATCAGCGGCGCGGCCACCCCGGCCAATAATGGCACCTTCACGGCCGCCGCCTGGACGCCGCTGACGCTGACGCTGGCGACGCCGCCGGCGCTGACCGATGAGGCGGCGGGGGCGTCGATCACGGTGAGCGTCAGTAATCCACCGATTTACATGTTAGAGACGTGACGCATGGCTGCACCAGTCTCCAGTGGCACGGCGACCATTGCCGGCTTTGCCGTCGAGTCCGCCACCGACGGCTCGCAGTGGCCGGCGATCGCCGCCGCCCAGGTCACCGAGCGCTGGCCCATTGTCAGCGCCGATTTCGACCCTGGCATGAGCCAGGCGCCGGTGGTCACGCGTGCACAGACCCTGGGACCGACCGGCGTAGACGTGGTGAGCCAGGCCCCGAGCGTGCGGGTGGCGTTCAGGTGGCGGTACCAGGGACTCGATTCATTGCTCGCGTGTGCCCTCGGCTACATGCCGGCGGCGCTGCCGACGCCGCTCGGCACTACTGCGTACCGGCATCTGTACGAGGTGAGTGCGGACCTCGAGGCAACACCATGGCCCACGGCCGATGCCCAGCCGCCAACGACCCGACTGGTGCGAAGGGGAACGTTCGCAGCGTGGCGCCAGGTGTCCACATGGGAGGTGCTGTCCTGCATGGTGCAGTCCCTGGCGCTGGTCAGTGACGGCGAGCGGGTCACCGGTGCGGTCACGCTGGTCGGCGCCGGCCTGTCGCAGGTCTCGACCGTCAACACTGCTGCCGCCCTCCAGGCCCTCCCGGGCTGCGGCTGGCCGCTGCTGGGCGTGCGGCACGGGCGGTTGCGGCTGGGTCTCGCGAGCCCCACCACGCCGCTGTCGAGTGCCAACGACGTGTGCTACAGCACGTGCGCGGTGCGGCTGGACAACCAGCTTGCGGCGTCTTACGGCCCGCGGACTGGGCTGGCGCCGGAGCAGTACGGCCGGACCACACCGCCAGCCCTCACGTTGACGTTCGACACGCCGCGGTATCTGTCCGATGCCTGGCTGCAGACATGGCAGGCGCAGACGACCCTCATGGGCGAGCTGCGCTTCCTGGGGCCGCAGGTAGGCGGCAGTGGGCAGGCGTATCAGCTCACCTGGTACCTCCCGGCGCTGCGCCTGACGGACGTGCGGCCCTCGCCGGTGCAGGTGGGGCTCCCCAGCGTGCGGCACGTGCTCCAGGCGGAGGTGCCGGCGCAGCCGGCGGCCGGCATGCCGGCGACGGCGCAGCCGGGGCCGGTGGGGGTCGAGGTCGTCTCTGGCGCGCGCCATCATCCACTCCTTTAGGAGATTCTATGGCAGAAGACAGTTCCAATGGGCAAGCGGCACTCTCGCCTCCGGGGAAGCGGCCTGTCTTTCTCATCACCGACAAGGAACGACTGAGCTTTCTGGTGGATGATGCGCGGTTCTATTATCGACGCTTACCGCCATCAAAGCGGCACGAATTGCTGACCGTGCATGCAAGCCGGGGTGTCTTTGATCTGCAGGGCGTCGCAGGACTCCAGCTCGCCATCGCCACGTACTGTATTCGTGGCTGGGAAAACGTCCTGGATGCCACCATGCAACCCGTACCATTTCTGGAAGAGGTCATTCCGTATCTGCCCTGGGCAGTGATTCAGCGCATCGATGAGCTGGCGATGCAGGGATCCCCTGAGGAGCTGTTGGAGAGGTACACGGCTTTTTTGACAGCCGCTTCGCCCTCCTCTCTCCCACAACCGGCATGCCCATCACCTGCTGGACCTGTCGGGCACAACTAGGCGAGGAAGGCGAGGCGATTCCCTGCGACACCGGCGGCCTGGCGGCGTGCTACTTCTGGCGCACGCATGGGTACTCACCTGGCACGCCGGTACATGCAGATGACCTGCAGGCGTGGGAGATCTACTGGCAGGTGCAAAGAGTCGGCTGGGAGACAGTACGGACATTGCGCCAGCTCGACCAGCTTGACGCCTACGACGCGGACTGGCTGTTAGTACGGCTCGTGACGTTGCAGGATTACGTGCAGGCGCAGCAACGTGAGGCGCAAGAACAGCGCTAGGAGGGAGCACTTGTGCCACCAGTCGTTTTGGAAATACTGGTAGACGCAGACAAGGGCATCGTTGCACTGCGGCAATTCGATAAAGCCGTGAGTGATACCGCCAAGACGACGCAGCAGACCAGCCAGGCCCAACACCAGGCGGCGCAGAGCACCACCTCCTTCGGCGCCAGCCTGGCGGCGACGACGAAATCCGCCATCGGCCTGTCCCTGGGCTTCGCCGGCGTGGCCGGTATCGCCACGACGCTTGGGGCAGCGGCGACAGCGGCGACGGGGTTCGAGGCGGCGCTCAACAGCATCAACGCCCTGGGGACTGTCAGTGCGAGGCAACTGAGTACGCTGCGTGAGCAACTGCTGGCACTGCCGCCGGCGCTGGGTTCCTCGACCGAACTCGCCAAGGGGCTCTACGACATTCTGGGTGCCAACGTCCCCGCTGACAACGCCATCACTGTCCTGACCCGCTCCGCCGAACTGGCGAAAGGCGGCCTGGGCAACCTCGATACGGCCATTAACGCGGTCACCAAATCCGCCGCCGCGTTTGGTATCCCGCTGGAACAGGCGCAGTTTGTCACGGATGTCTTTACCCAGACGGTCATCCGTGGGCAAGGGCGCCTCGAGGAATTCGCGCAGGCCTTCCCGCAAGTCGCCGCCACCGCCGCCGCCACGGGGGCCTCGTTCATCGACACGAACGCCGCCATCGCCGTGCTCACCCAGACCTTCAAGAACGCCGATACGGCCGCCACTGGCCTGAATTCCTTTTTCCAGCAACTCATTCAGAACAGCGCCAAGTTTGCTGCTGAGGGGATTAACGTTAAGCAGGTCCTGGCTGAAGAAGGCTTAACGGGGCTCTTTCGGCGCTTGAACGAGGTTACAGGGGGGAGTGCCGAGCGGCTCAAGGAATTGATTAACGATTCCGAGGGCTTTCGGGCCGCCCTCACGCTGACGGGCAACCAATTCAACACGTTCAACGAGACGGTCGGCTCCTATGCCAACGTCACCGGCCTGGCGCAGCAAGCGGCCAGCAAGAACCTGGCAGATGCCGGGGCCGCCTGGCAGACGTTCATCAACACGCTCGACCGTCTGGTGCAGGAAGTCGCCCCACCGCTCCTGGAAGTATTTACCAACATCACGCGGGCAGCGAGCGTGCTTGCCGCTGATGTCACCAAGCTCTACCGCGCCTTTGCGCAGAGCGAGACGCTGCGCACGATGGTGGCGGATTTCGAGCAGTTCTTTCAGGTCATCGGGCAATCCGCTGCCTTCCAGACGCTGAACGCGAACCTTCTGACGACCACCGGCAACACCACGGACACGTACAACGCCTTTGTCATCCTCGACGAACTCCTGAAGGGCAATGTTCGGCCCAGTATCGACTTTGTGACGGCCGGCTGGGACCTGCTCAACGCCGCCTTTGACTACACGGCGGCTGGCGTCATCAAGCTCGGGCAGTATCTCATTGACGGACTGGTCACGCCGCTGGCGCAGGTCTTCACGGCCCTCGACCAGGCAGCAACCGCGCTCGGTATTTCTGATGGGCGCTTCAGCCAGCTTGCGGCCACGAGTCAGCAACTCAGTGCTGACCTGGCTCTGGCAAGCGCCACGTTCCAGGGCATGGCCGATGAGTTTGTGCTGGGCACGAACCGCATAGGCATGGCCCAGGACGGCGCCAGCAAGGCGGTGGCGACGACGACAGCGGCGGTCAACGCGCAGAGCACGGCGCTGCCCCAGCAAGGCACCGCAGCGGCCGCAGCGGCCGCTGGGACTGCCCAACTCACGGAAGCGCAGCAAAAGCTGAAGACAACACTGGATGATGCCAATGATGCCGCAAGCACCTTGCAAGGCACGCTCGACAAATTGAAACCGGGGGATGCATTCAAGGCTATCTCGGCAGATGAGCTGACGCACACACTCGGGACCGTGACCGCGAAACTCATCGAGATGGAAAAGGCTGGCACGTTCACGGCGCGGGAAATTTCCCGCGCGTATGACGAGGCTGCGGCAGTGCTACGTGAGCGTTTTGGCGTCTTGCCTGATGCCTTTCAACGCGCGTTCGATGCCATGCGCGCCAGAGCGAGTACGACAGCGGATGGCATTGCGCTGGCGTTTGAACGTATGGGTCTGCAAACCCGTGATGCCTTGCAGCGGACGGCCACCGATGCCCTGGCAGACTTTCAGGCCATCGAAAAAGCCGGGACCGCCTCACCGCGCGCCCTGCTGGACGCCTGGCTTGACGTCGTTGACCAGATCGACAAGGGCGCGTTCAAGATCCTGCCCGAGGGGTTCCAGGCCTCAAGCACGCGCATGCAGGAGATTGCCAGGAAACTCGGCGTCGAGTTACCCCAACCCATCGTGAACGCCTTTGGCGAGATAGCCGTTGCCGGGCAAAGCGCTGCCGAGGCAATCGACACCTCCTGGCTGCAAACCCGTGGCGCCCTGGAGCGGGCGAGCCAGGCGACCACGGACCTTGGCCGGCGCACGGACGAGGCCGCGAAGAGTACGAAAGCCTTGACGGAGGAGGAGAAACGGCTGGGCTTTACCCTGGACGAGAATGGCGAAAAGATCAAGAAGGTGGTGTCAGAATGGGACAAGCTCATGAGCCTGAAGATCCTTCCCATCGAGATTCCCTTCGCCACGGAACTTGCCGGGCTCCAGGAGCAGCTCGCCAAAGCCTATAAGGATCTCAACCTCCTAGGCTACGGTGCCACCGGGCTCGGGGTGGACAGCATTCGGCGTGAGCAGGGCGAACTCCAGAAGCTCATCACAGAGCTGGAAAAACGCATTGCCGACCTCAAGCAGCAGACGGCGGCGTCCACCCCCGGCACCCCCGGCACCCCCACCCCCGGCACCGGCACCGGCACCCCCGCCACCGGCACCGGCACGGGCGCCACCGGCGGCGGGACCACGGCGGCGCCGCTGGCGTCCAGCGCCCCCACCGCCGGCAGTGGCGGTCTCGGGGTCTTCAGTCCCACCTCCCCGACGCTGACGCAGCGTCCTGGCGCGCCGGGCATGGGCCCGGGCGGCGGGGGCGGCCTCAGCCCGACCTCGCCCGGGGCGCTGCAACGTCCGGGCGCCCCGCTGGCGCCGACCGGGCCGCTCGTGGGCGGTGGCTCCGGCTCCCTGGTGGTCGGCGGCGGCAGCGGCGGGGGGCAACCGCCCGGCTTTCCCGTCATCGGTGGCACGGTGCCGACGCTGGCGCCGACGCAGCGCACCATCGTGTATAACCTGACGGTCCACACGCAGGCGCAGGACGCCGCCACGCTGGCGCGGGACCTGGTGCCCTACTTGCGCCAGGCGGATCTGTCACAGCGACCATTGGGAGGCTAGGACGTGTATCCGCAATTCGTGAAAGCCGGCGTACCGACCGTCACGCTGACGAGAGGCCAGAGCTGGCCGGCGCAGACGAGTATCGAGACCGGGCAGGTCGTCGCGCTGAGCGATGGCACGGCGGCCCTGGCGCTGAAATTCGCCGCGGCGCGCGCGCGCTACACCGTGCAGCTCACGGGCCTGTCGCAGAGCGCTTTCGATGCCCTGTGGGCCTTCCTGTGGCATCCCCGTATCGACGGCGGACAGCAGCCGTTTACGTGGGTGGATGAGCTGGGCGTCAGCCGGGAGGTGCGCTGGCTGCTTGACAGCGCGTTTACCTGGCAGGAGACGTCTGCTGGCCGCCTCGATGTGACCCTTATCTTGCGCGAGGAGAGCTAACGCATGCGGGACGTCTCGGCAGCCTGGGCGCCGCTGGTGGCAGCCTTTCGCCAGGGCGTGGGTGTCGAAGACTACCTGGCGGTGCTGATTCCACGCCGCAACCTGGCGCTCACGGCGCGTCCCTGGCCCGAGGGCTGGCTGCCGTCCGGCATCGTCGTCTATCCCTTCCTAGCGCCCACGGGGACAGGCCTCGGCGCCATCAGCATTGAACTGGCTGATGACCGCTCGTCGCGTCTGGGGAACGTCGCCTGTCAGGTGCGCGTGCTGGCCGGACAGGTCGGGACGGTGCTGGACCAGGTGCAGCAGCAACTGTTAACGATTGCGCAGCAAGAGGCGGTGGTCTGGGGCGGCTTCCTGGGCGGCGCGCTCCGTGACCAGAGCGAGATCCTGACGCTCTTTCGTGGGCGGGTGGCCCAGCCGCGCCTGGCGCGGGGCGTGCTCACGTTTACCATTGTGGACGGTGCCAGTGAAGACCACCGCGACATCGAGATCCCAGTCGGCGCCAGCGTCTTCCCTGGCAGCCCGCTGGCGGCACGCGGCATCGCCGTGCCGCTGATTATTGGGACAGCCCTGGGGCTTGAACCGCTCCTGGTCGCAGGCATCTCCAATGGCACGTTGGCGACCGCGCTGCCGGCGGCGGATGTCGAGACCATCGACCTCGCGGAAATTAACGCCGGGTTTGGTGCTGGGGGGTCAGTCCTCGTGGGCGGCACCGAAGAGATTTTCTATGACGGGCAGCGTGTCGGGCTCCTGCTCGATGGCAGTACCGCCCTCCAGCTCCTGCGCCCGCTGCGCCACGCGCCGGCGGTCCACGCGGCTGCGACCGTGGTCCAGACGGCGCCGCCGATTCAGTACCGCTACCTCGTGGGTATCGGGCTGCCGGGCCTCCAACTCCTGGCGGTGCGGGACAAGGACGGGCCGATTGCCAATTATCAGTTCGACACGAACCTGCCTACTCTGCCACCCGGGACAGCGGTCCTCAACCTCGCAGAGGTGCACGAGGGCGTCAGCGTCGACGTGCAGGCCATCCCTGACCCGCCCCCGCCGCCGCTGATCAACGGCGGCTTCGAGACGGGAGCGCTGTCGCCCTGGGTGGCGCTGCCGGGCTCGACCGTGGCCGTCACCCCACAAGCGGCGCAGACCGGCAACTATAAGCTGCAAGTGCAAGACGTGGGACCAACGGTCGTCGGGGCCTACCAGCAGGTTGCCGTGGTCGTGGGAAAGCGCTACACGCTGCTCCTCAACTGGCGCACGCCGCTTCTCCAGCAAGACAATACGGTGGACAACGGGGATTTTACGGCACCGACGCTGGGGAACTGGCAGATCAGTACGTTTACGTCGGTGCCAGGGCAGTCTGTGACGTCGGACTACCGACCAGGGAGTGGCACGGACACGGGGCAGGTCGCGTTCACCATCCCGAGCGCCTCGGTGGTCCTCCCACCGCAGAATCCCCTGGGACCACCAGAGTTCATCCGCGTCGCGACTGATTATGCCTCGTACCGCATCGAGATGCGCCAGGACGCGCCGACGCCGCTTACTCTGACGCCGGGGGTGCTGACGACGTTCGATGTCCGTGTGCGCGCGTTTCTCCTCACGTCCATCCCAGGGATGCACTACGCGCTGGCGGGTGGCGGAGGCCCCTCGGGGGTCTCGGGCAGCCTGGGCGTCTCGGTGCCAGTCCTTCCACCGCTCTCCGAGGTGCAGGTGCGCGTGGGCCTGGCCTCGCTGGCGACGCCGGATGAGGAGTTTGTCTGGAATCTCCAGCCCGATCAAGCGGCGACCACCCAGGGCACCGTGGCCGAATTTCGTCTCCAGGATATCAACCGCGCCTTCACACCGACCGACACCACCTATCGCCTGGTCATCACCATTCAAGGCCGCTACATCGGGAAGATTCAGCCCATCGAAGTGCTCAGTGCCGTGGTGGCTGCGACACCAGCGGCCCCGGAAGACCCTCCGGAGGACGTGGTACTCCAGGGCACCGGCCTGCTTCAGCTCGGCACACCGACCAACCCGGCGCGCTATACGACGCGGGAGCTGACCGGTCCCTCCACCTGGCAACAACTCGTGGTGCCGTTCGTGGCGGTGGAGACGACCGTGCGTATCTCCTTGCTTGGCCAGGCCGCGCAGGGACCGGCGACCGTGGAGTATGACGGTCTGCGTTTTCTGCCTCCAGGCCGCAACCCGGTGCTCGTCATGGCGCAGGTCTTTGCGCAATTTCTGCCGCATCTGACCCTCAACCAGACGAGCGTGCAGACGGCCGCCAACCGGCGCAACGAATGGCTCTTTAATGGCTTTATACCCGATCCTGGCAATACCAGGGACCTCCTCGTCAAGATGTCCCAGGAATGCTGGTGTACGGTGTATAAAGACGTGACAGGCGTCTACCAGATCACCGCCGATGATCCCGACCTGCTGCCGGTCCTCTGGCTCGACAGCGCGCAGGACGTGTACCGGGATTCACTCGACATCCAGTCATTGCCGATGGCGCAGGTGTCTACCGATTTTTACCTGTGGTACCAGCGCGTGAGCACGCAGGTGACGACGACCAAAGCCGGGCAATACGCGGCGGTCCTGTTTGTCACGCCAGACCAGTCAACCAGTCAGTACCCCGAACTCCAAACAATCTGCTCGCAAGCGCAGGCCAGCGTCAACACGCGCCAGCGCTTTGATTTCTTTGCCGACTTCATCGCGGACCCGGCGACGGCAGACTTGCTCCTGTCACGCCTGGTGCGGCAGCGCGGGGTGATACGCCAGGATGTCAGCCTCCAGGCGGCGTTGCCGGCCGTGCCGCTCTCGCTGACGGATCATGTCGCCGTACGGGCGCCGCTGTTTGGGCAGCGGCCGTTTGTTGGCGAAGTGCGCCGGGCCGCCTTCAGCGTCTCGCCCGCGGCGCCTGGCCTGGCGGTGGCGCTGACGCTGCGCTCCTCTGGGACGCTGCGGGGCGTATGGGAAACCTGGGACTATGCCATCAGCACCGGAGCCGTACGGGTGAACGAGGGATGGGAGCCGGGCTGGGTAGCGCCGTTTGAATACGTGCCTCCGGTACCGCCAGAGCCGTACTGGGTGGCACCCTTCGAGGCATAAACGTGGCATTCTTTCAGTGGGAATTTCTGAAGGCTTTTTCGGCACAGCAAGCCTACGTCGACCTCACCGCACCTGTGGTCGGCAACGGTTCGCTGCGCCTGGTTGGCGCTGCCGCCGGCACGGGAGCCGTGCAGGGCCGCTGGGCGCAGGCGTCGAATCGAGGCTTCAGGCAAGGGCGCGTCACGACGCTGGTGCAGCCGTTGGCTGGCGTCGCCGTGCAGGATATGTACGGCGTGTACGGGGCGACGTCCCAGAGTAACCTGACGGGCACCACGGGGACGTGTTATGCGGCACTGCTGGTCGTCGGAGGCATCCCCACGGCCTGGAGCGTGAACCTCGTCAAAGTGACGGCAGGGTTTGGCTCTGCACTGACGGTGCTCCAGACGCATGTGATCCCGATGGCCTTTGGCCAACCCTTCGGGATCCAGCTCCAGTGGCTCTCGGACCCGCAGATCGGCACGGCGCTGCGGCTGGCGTTTGGCACGGCGCTCGATTTGAGCGACCTGGTGGAGCAGCCGGTGGTGCAGGAGCCGAGCGTGTTTCTGAGCGCCTCGCAGGGCGAGGGACCACTCGCCTCTCTCACCGCGAACGGCGATGTGCGCTTCGATCAAACCAGTACGGAAGAAATCTAAGGAGGCGGGAAGGTGGCCCAGGAGACGCTGCTGTTTACGGACTTCGACGTTGTGATGAGCAGTGTGCAAATCAACGCCATCCTCAACACGACTGCGTTGGCGCTGGTCGACGACGCGTCTTTGCAGATTTACCGCGTCAGTGGCGGGAGTGTGTCCACCCTCACCATGGCCCCCAAAGCTGGCAAGCGTCAGGCGACGACCATCGGCCAGTTGCGCGTGCTGCTCAAGCACACCGTTGGCGGCTCGACGAGTCAACAATTTGGCCTGGTCTGCATGCAATCGCAGCGCAATATACAGACGACGGGCAGTGCGTACCTGCTCAGGGTGCGTGGCGAGAATCTGGACCTGTGCAAATTGAACGGCACGGGGCTCATCGGCAGCCCTCCAAGTCAGCTCGCGACCGCTGCTGGCGTGGTGCCATTCAATACGACCCATGCCATACAACTCCAGTGGACGCTCGATCTGGCGCAGTTGGGCGGCGTGCAACTGCGCGCCTGGCGTGGCAGCGCGCTCGACTATAGCAACCTGATCGAAGTCGCGGCCTATACAGATCTGGTGTCGCCGCTCACGACGACGGTCACCGAAGGGGTCTTCGCCATCGAGGGCTTTGGCGGCGCGTTTACCGTGCTGATGGACATGCTCAGCCTGGAGGGTATTTAACATGGCACCGCTCACCATCCAACGCCCGACCCTGCCCAACCCGCTCACGCTCGCCCGCGGCGGCACCGGCGCCACCACGGCGGCGGCGGCGCGTTCGGCGCTGGGGCTGGTGCCTGGCACCGACGTGCAGGCGCAGGACGTCGAGTTGCAGGCCCTCGCCGGCCTCACCTCTGCCGCCGACCGCCTGCCGTACTTCACGGGCGCCGGCACGGCGGCGCTGGCGACGTTCACGGCGGCCGGGCGCACGCTGGTGGCCGGCGCCGACGCGGCGGCGCAGCGCACGGCGCTGGGGCTGGGGACGCTGGCGGTGCTCAATACGCCGCTGGCGGTGTCGGTGGGCGGTACCGGGGCGACAGACGCCGCCACCGCCCGCAGCAACCTGGGGCTGGGGACGCTGGCGACGCAGAACGCGGGCGCGGTGGCGATTACGGGGGGGAATGTCACGGGGCTGAGTGCCATTAGCGTGACTGGTACCGCGAATTTTAGTGCGGGGGTCAATGCGCAGAATTACGCCGGGAGCAGCGTCTACGGTTTTGTCTCGTATATTGCGGCAGCAGGCGGGGCGGAGCGCTGGTCCTTCTATTGTACCAGTGACGCGCCGAGTCATTTTGGCGGGGTAGTGGACACTCCTTCGCAAGTACGTATTGGCAGCGGCACTCCCATTACGTTCAATAACAAGCAGGTGCTCTGGTATGCGAAGCAGACGCAGGATTGCATAGTGATTATGCCAAACGATAATGATACTGGACTAGGGAGTGCGGTCTTGTTCCGCAACAGTGGAACTGCGGTGGTCGGCTCGATTACCACCACCGCCTCCGCCACCGCCTACAACACCTCCTCCGATGTCCGTCTCAAATACGCCATGGCGCCCCTCGCCGGCGCCCTCGACGTCCTCCGTGCGCTGCGTCCCGTCAGCCACCGGTGGCAGGCGGATGGCTCGCCTGGCGTCGGCTTCCTGGCGCACGAGCTGCAGCAGGTGATTCCTGACGCCGTGACGGGCGAGCCGGATGCCATCAACGACGATGGCTCCATCCGTCCGCAACAAGTCGATCATAGCAAACTCGTGGTGTGGCTCACGGCTGGTCTGCAAGAGTTGCTCGCGCAGGTCGAAACGCTCAGGACCCGTGTCACTGCGCTGGAAGGAGGCGCACTATGAGCGTTGACCCGTACCCCGGCCTCGCCGCCGCGCAACCCTTCGACGCCACCCTGCAGGCCCTCGCGGCCTTAGCCACGAGTGCCGACACGGCGCCGTATTTTACCGGCGTCGACGCAGCGGCGCTGATGACGATTACGCCGTTTGCGCGGACGTTACTGGACGACGTCGACCAGGCGACGGCGCGCACGACGCTGGGGCTGGGGACGCTGGCGACGCAGAACGCGAACGCGGTGGCGGTGACGGGGGGGAGCGTGACGGGGCTGAGTGCGCTGGAGGTGCCTGAGCGCAGTGGCAGCAATCAATATGGCCTGCTGCTGCGACTCGTGGCGACTGGAGGAACGCAGCGTTGGAATCTCTTTGCGGATGGCCTGGCGCCGAACTATCTCGCGGGACAGGTGGGGGTCGGCACGACGAACCTCCTCGCCCAGCTCACCGTTGGCAATAGCGCCTATATTCAAACGGGTCTCGGCATACGCATCGCGCCCATGGCGAATGTCAGTGCCTATGTCGGCTATTCGAAAGCGACGAGTAATGCGGGGATTCTCCTGGTGACGCAGGATAATGATACCGGATCGGGCGCGGCCATTCAGTTTTCCAATCTGGCCCAGGCGATCGTGGGGACGATTGTGACGACGGCAAGCGCGACCACCTTTAACACGAGTTCTGACGCACGGCTCAAGCACGCGATTGAGACGCTCACGGACGCGCTGGAGAACGTCCGGGCGTTGCGGCCTGTGACCTTCCGGTGGAATGTCGACGACAGCCCGGATGAAGGCTTCCTCGCCCACGAACTGCAACAGGTCTTGCCGCATGCCGTGACCGGCGAGTCCGATGCCGTGAACGACGATGGCACGATCCGCCCGCAACAGGTGGATCATAGCAAACTGGTGGTGTGGCTCGTCGGCGCTGTGCAAGCCCTGCTGGCACGTGTCGAGGCCTTAGAAGCAGCACCAACATAGAAAGGAACGTCCTATGCCTATGAGTACTCTGGAACGCGATACCTTGGCGAAATCATTTGCGGTCTGCAAACAACTCTTGCTCGACGTTCAGCCGAAGCTCGCCGGCCTGGCGCAGATTTACGACAGCGCCGGCGGCGTCAAGACCACGCTGACGCAGGAGGAACTGGATGAAGTGGCGGAGCTGTCCGGCCTCACGAAAACGCAGGTGGATGACGGCCTGTATGTGCTCACGACCCTGCTGCTGCCGGCCATCCAGCAGGGCTATCCGGCGCTCGCACAGCTCGCGGCGAGATTCCTATGACCCGCCCAGGCGCCCTCGCCGCGTGCGTGGCGGCGGCGTGCGGCGGCGGCGTGACGCCGGCGGCGCTGGAGACCCGCCTGCAGGCGCTGCGCCAGGAGCTGTACGCCGGGCAGCAGGCCCTGGCGCTCCTGGAGCAACGCCGCGCGTCTCTCACCGAGACCCTGCTGCGCATCAGCGGCGCCGTGCAGGTCTTAGAAGAACTGCTCGCCAGTCCGCAAGAGGAGGACGTATGCCAGACCCCATCCGCGGCGTCGCCTACGACTTTACCCTGACCCTGATCGACGCTGCCACCGGCGCCCTGCGCGCCAATCCGACGCTGGCAGCCGGCGACTTTCAGGTGAGCCAGGACCACGGCGCTCTGGTGAACCTCGCCACCCTGCCGACCGTGGCACCGGCCGGCTCCGCCCTGGTGCGCGTGCAGCTCAGCGCCACGGAAATGACCGTGACGCAGCAGGTGGACGTCGTGGCGCATGATCCGGACGGGCAGTGGGATGACGTCACGGTGCAGATCCAGCCGACGCGGACACTGGGCACCGACTTCAAGACGCTGCTCTCTGCGGATGCGCAGACCGGCGTGGTGCTGCCGCGCGTCACCCTCGCCGACACCATCACGGCGTACACCGGCGACACCCCTCAGAGCGGTGACGCCTACGCCCGGCTCGGGACCCCCGCCGGCGCCAGCGTCAGCGCCGACGTCGCCGCCGTGCATGCGGACACGGGGACACTCACGACGCGGCTGACAGCGGCCAGGGCGGCCTATCTCGACACCCTGAACGTGGGCGGTCCCGTCGCGAGCCGGGCCGACGTCGAGGCGCTGAACCAGTCCGCCAGTCGCCGCCTGGTCCTCACGACCGTGCAGCAGTTCGAGCGGCCCGAGACCGGGAGCGTGCTGTATACCGTCGAGCTGCGCACCTATGACGGTGATGGGGCAGCGGTCAACGCCGACACACCGCCGACACTGACGGCGACCGGCTCACTCAGCGGGGATCTCTCCCTCGCACTCTTCCCGGTGGCGCAGCCGGCGCTGGGGGTCTCCCGCTGGATGTACACCGTATCGAGTGTGGCCACCCTGGAGCAGATACGCTTCGACGTCAGCGCGCTGCTGGGCGGGAGCACGTTTACTCTGTCGGCCTACGCCCAGGTCCTCGACGTCGTCTCTGCCACCTGGAGCACCACCGATGCGGCGCATCTGACGGCGGTCTTTAACAAGCTGCCCAGTAAAAACTATCTCGTCGGTACCGCCAATCCGGACGGCGACGTGCAACTCGACGAGGCTACCGGCGCCGTGGCGCGCGTGACGCTCACCGACACGGTGACCACCTACACGGGCAATACCCCGCAGACCGGGGATGCCTTTGTCAGGCTCGGGGCGCCAGCAGGCGCGAGCGTCTCTGCGGATGTCGCCGGCGTGAAGACCGATACGAATGCCCTTCTTGCACGCCTGACGGCTCTCAGAGCTGGCTTTCTCGACAACCTGGGCATTGGTGACCTGGTGGCGTCGCAATCGACTGTGGACCAGGTAAAGGCCAAAACCGATGCCTTGCCGCCTGACCCAGCAGATGCCTCAGTGCTTGCCGCGTCGTTCAGTGCCCTCAGTGCGGAGCTGGCGACGATTGCCGGGTATATCGACACAGAGGTGGCAGCGATCAAAGCCAAGACGGATAATCTGCCGCCGCAACCGGCCGCCGTCGGCTCGCCGATGACGCTGGCGGCAAACGCGGTGACGGCGGTGGCGCTGGCGGCGGCGGCGTGCGAGAAGATGGCCGACATCTTGGCGCGGCGCCACACCAGCGCCATCGAGGCGAGTCCCGACGGCGAGGCCTTAGCCATCAACTCACTCTATGGGCTCATGGCGATTGGCAGCGGACATCGCAGAGATACCACCTCGCATCAGGGCTCTCTCACGGTCTACCGGGTGAATGGCACCACGGAATTAGCCCAGATTCCTTTAGTCATGGATGACGCGGCTGAGCCCATCGTGTCAGCAGGGGGGTAACATGCCCGCTGGCGATCTGCGCAGCCAGGTCCTCGGCCTGGGGATCGGCGTCTTTCGCCTGGGCCGGGGCACCTACGCGTCGGTGCCGCGTCGCATCGCCATTTGCGGCATGATCGACGTCGTGCCCGTGATTGGCTGTGCCGCCGTGGAGGTCACGCCAGCGGTGACGGGCGTGGTGGTATGCGGTCCACGTATCGGTGTCGGACAGGTCACGACGACGTGTCCGGCTCAGGAGGTCTGCGGATGTCCGGTTTACTCTTCTTAGATAACGATAGCCTTCTCCGCGCGCGGCAGCTCTCGACCATTGATCAGACCGGCGCCGTCGTCTATCTCACCTCGGCAGCCACCGTGCAGTACACGCTCACCGATAGCGCCGGCGTGGCGCTGGGTGGGGAGACCTGGCCGCAAGCACTGGCCTATGTGCCTGGCTCGCAGGGGTTCTTCCAGGGCGTCATCCGCGACACGGTCGTGCTGCCGCCGGCCGGCAGTACGGTGCTCGCGACGCTGACGGTGGACAACGGGGCGGATCAGCGCGGGACCCTCACCGGCCGGCTGACCGTGCAGGAACGCACCTGGTGAAGGAGTCCCCCATGCTGACGGTCCAGATCCTCCTCGCGGTCGCAGCATGTGTCGTGACGATCGTCCACGCCATGGGCAAGTGCATGCTCTGGCCGGCTGTATGGCTCCTGGCAATCATTGCATTCCTGCGCGCTGTCCCGCTCGGCCGCTGACTGATGGTGTCCGTGGTGGTCAGCCTCGCCCTGCTCCTGGCCCTGCCGGTCTGGGCCCAGGAGCCGGCGGCGATTGGCCTGGTGAAGTCCACGTCGGGCGTCGTGACGCTCCTGCGGTCGCAGACGTCCCAGCCGGCCACTCCTGGGATGGTGCTGCACGAGGGGGATAGTCTCATGACCGGCGACAAGGCGAGTAGTGTCGCGGTCACACTGGTCGATGACACCCGCCTGGCGCTTGGTCCCAGGAGTCGGCTGGTGCTGCGCCATTTTTCGTGGGATGCCACGAGGCAGACAGGCCAGATGCGCGCTGAGTTGCCGGCGGGCACGCTCGCCGTGCAGTCAGGGCTGCTCGGGAAGCGCGAGCGTGGCAACAGCCTGGCCGTGACGACACCGAAAGCGACGGTGCGGGTGAGCGATGCGCAGGTGGGGATTCGCGCCGGAAAGGAGTGAGATGCGTCTGTCTGCCCTGGTGAGTCTGTGTCTCCTCCTCGCAGCGTGCGCCACTCCGGACCTCGTCACGCTGGTGCGCAGCCTGTCCGACACGCCGGCCGAGGTGACGGTCGAGAGCGCCAGCGAGACGCGCACCCTCCGCGAGCCGCTGCAGACCGCTGATCTGCGCGGCACGGGGGTGCAGCTCCGCAGCAGTACGCCGGCGGAGGTGCAGGCGGTCTTTGGGACGGTGCTCGAGGCGACGCCGGCGGCGTCACGCACCTATACCATTCTCTTTGCGACGGGCGCACAGGCCCTCCCGCTCGAGGCCGATAGTACGGTGACGGCGTTGCTGGAGGACGTCAAGGCGCACCAGATAGTCGAGGTGCAGATTACCGGCCATACGGATCGCAAGGGCTCACTGGAAGCCAATGACCGTCTCTCGAAAGAACGGGCCGTCGCGGTACGGGAGGCGCTGCTGCTCCGGGGGCTGCGGGCCTCGCTCATTCGGGTCGTTGGGCGGGGGGAGCGGTCGCCGTTGGTGCCCACGGCGGACGAGGTGGCGGAACCGCGCAACCGACGCGTGGAGATCGTGGTGAGGTGAAGGAGGCAGGGTGGCAGAGCCTTCAAAATGGTACCACTGGGCACTCCTCTACCCTGGCCTCATCCTGTCGCTGGGTGGCTCCGTCCCGACCGTCTGGAATGAAATCAAAGCCTGGCGCCTGGGCGTGCAGTCGCAGCAGGTGCAGCAGGTGCAGGAACAACAGCGGCTCTGGGAAAAGAACCTGCCGTGTCTGCGGCTCAAGCCCGTCTACGCGGTCACGCTCGCAGACGGCGTCGAGGTTGGCGTGACGCTGTGCGAGTCAGGCGATGCGCTGCTGAAATACCAGCGCGCCAAAGACGTGGTGAGCTTCACGTGGATACGCTATCCGGAGCATGGTCGCGCCTCCGAATCGCAGCACTCCGACGCCGGCGATGTGCTCACGCCGCAGACGACGGTGGTCGTCGGCGGGACGCGCTGTGTGGTGCTCCAGGGCACGGTCGTGCTGTGGGTGCTGTACGACGACGACACGCAGGCGCACTGCCATGTGGACTATGTGACCACCGTGCGCGGCGTGCTGCTGCGC